CCCGTTTCCTGCGCCATGCCAAGGGGGAACACGCGGGGCAGCTGTTTGAGTTGCTACCGTGGCAGGCTGACGACGTGGTTCGGCCCCTCTTTGGTTGGAAGCGCCCCGATGGCTCACGGAAGTATCGCCGGGCCTATGTGGAAATCCCGAGGAAGAACGGTAAGAGCCAAATCGCCGCTGGGATAGGATTGTACTTGCTGTTTTCCGATAGCGAAGCCGGTGCGGAAGTCTATAGCGCGGCGTCCGACAGGGACCAGGCAGCGATTGTTTTTGAAGCGGCGGGCGGAATGGTTGAGGCATCGCCAGAGTTATTAAGCCGGGCCGAGGTGTACCGCCGGTCAATTGTGATCCCTGGAACCAATTCAAGCTACAAGGTATTGTCTTCGGACGTTGGCACCAAGCACGGGTTGAACGCTTCGGGGATTATTTTCGATGAACTTCATACCCAGCCTAACCGGGATTTATGGGACGTTCTGACCACATCGACGGGGGCGCGGCGGCAGCCCTTGACGTTCGCTATTACGACCGCTGGATTTGACAGACATACGATATGTTGGGAACTTCACGATTACGCTCAAAAGGTGTTGAACGGCGTGATTGATGACCCTGAGTTCTTGCCGGTGATATACGCGGCACCCGACGATGCGGACTGGACCGATCCAACGGTATGGGAGTTGGCTAATCCAAGCCTTGGCGTGACCGTCTACCGTGATTATTTAGAGGCAGAGAGTAACCGGGCCAAGGAGACGCCAGGATACGTCAATACTTTCCGCCGATTGCATCTAAACCAGTGGACGGAATCATCGGCTAGGTGGTTAGACCTTGAGGCTTGGAACGAATGTGGGGAGACTGTTGACCCAGCGGAACTGGTGGGCCAACCCTGCTGGGGAGGGCTGGATTTGTCCACTACCACGGACCTTTCTGCGTTCGTGCTGGTGTTCCCGCGTGAAGTTGGCTTCGTTGTTTTATCTTACTTCTGGGTGCCGGAAGAAAACATAACGGATCGCGCTCGTAAGGACCGGGTACCGTACGACGTTTGGGAGCGCGAAGGGTTTATCGAGGCTACCGAGGGGAACGTCATTGATTACTCTTTCATTCGGGCCAAGATAAACGAACTGAGTGAATTATACTTGATTCAAGAAATCGGGTATGACCCTTGGAACGCCACTAGCTTGGTTAATGACTTGATGTCAGAGGGGGCCAATATGATAGCGGTCCGGCAGGGGTACGCTAGTTTGACGGCTCCCGCGAAGGAACTGGAAAAACTGGTTGTATCACGGCAGCTGTTCCACGGCGGCAATCCTGTACTGAGGTGGTGCGCCGCTAATGTGGTGGTTGAGCAGGACCCGGCGGGGAATCTCAAGCCCAGTAAGGCCAAGTCAACGGAGCGAATAGACGGTATTGTTGCGTTGGTGATTGCGTTGAGCCGGGCCCTTGACGGCGACGAGCATGGCAGTGTTTATGATACCCGTGGAATATTGTTCGTATGATAGAATTGGAAGATATTTTACTAGCGATTTCGGCGGCGGCGTTAATTGTGGGATTGGGTATGGTGTTCTTACCCTTGGCCTTAATTATCCCCGGAGCAGGCTTTCTAGGATGGGCTGCATTCCGGCGGTGGCAACCTATGTGGCGGGGATAGTGGATTGAGTTTATTAACTAAATTCCTTGAACCAAAGGCGGCGACATGGGGGCCGTTGGATGACCGTTGGTATCAGACGAATCCTGGTATAACCTCGGCTGCTGGGATTGCAATCAGCCCTGAAAAAGCCCTAGCCATCTCCACCGTCTTTGCTTGTGTCCGTATCATCTCCCAGACTGTAGCCATGCTACCACTGATTGTTTACCAGCGACGACCAGACGGAGGCAAGGAAAGGGCAAGCAATCATCCGCTTTTCGATATTCTCCACGATAGGCCGAACGTCCGGCAAAGTTCCTTTCAGTTTCGGGAAATGATGATGGGGCACTCCCTACTCCGGGGGAATGCCTACGCCCGGATTGTACCCGGCCCCCGTGGCTTCGCAGACCAACTTGTCCCGTTGCATCCTGACCGGGTGACACCCAGCTTGGCCACCGATGGAACGATAGTGTATGAGTACCGCCGGCCCGACGGGATACCAGAGCATTTGTTGCAAGACGAAGTATTTCACCTTTCAGGGTTATCAGACGATGGCATCAAAGGGTTGAATATGACCGTTCTGGCGCGGGATACCTTTGGTTTGGCGGCGGCGACGGAAAATTATGGTAGTAGGTTTTTCGCCGAAGGCCAACGCCCCTCTGGTGTTTTTACAATTCCGGGAAGGATAAAAGAAGAGGGGCGTGACCGGTTAAAAGAGGAGTTGCGCGGATTTAGCGGCCCCCAAGGTTCCCACAAGACAGCCATTTTGGAAGATGGGTTGACGTGGCAGCAAGTGGGCCTTTCCAACGAGGATTCCCAGTTTCTTGAGACACGACTATTCCAGGTAGAAGAGGTGGCGTCGTTGTTTGGGGTGCCCTTGTCACTAATTCAGCACACTGAGAAGTCCACCTCGTGGGGTACTGGCATCACCCAACTGACTTTGGGGTTTGTCCAGTTCACGATACAGCCTTGGCTTGTTCGGTGGGAGCAAGAGATCAGGAATGACCTAATCCTCAACAAGGACCGATTTTTTGCGGAGTTCGTTCTGGAAGGATTACTGCGGGGAGACCCAGCCACAAGGGCGGCCTTCGATGCCATTATGATTGACCGTGGGGTGTTCACCCGCAACGAGGTTCGGGTGACTGAGAATCGCAACCCACTCCCTGGATTGGACGAGCCAATGAGTATGTTGAATATGCGCCAGGGAACGGGAGGAAACGCATTGGCACTAGAATTGTCCACAGATGCGGCAGCCAGGATGGTGAGGAAGGAAGTCGGGGCTATCAGGAAAGCGGCGGAGAAGTACGCTGAAAATCGGGTTGACTGGGAAGCGTGGGTGGCGGAGTTCTACAACGAATTCCGGGCGGACCTAATGGAAGTCTGTAAATTGGAGCCGTATCTGGCACTGACTTATGCCAACGCCCAACGGGATGAACTTCTGGCCATCGGGGTTGGAGCTGTCGATGGGTGGGAGTCAGACCGGACAGGGAAATTGGTTGACCTGATGATGAGGGGTTAATGAAATACGAGAATGTAGCCAATCTGGTTTATAACCAGCCATGGGCGATTCACCCGGCCAAGTACGCGATTCTGCTGGAGTTGATAGATTTCAGGGCTCGTGGTGGGATGTTGACCAAGGAGGAAATCCAGGCCCGTATTCGCGCTGCTCAGCACCCTACGCAAAGCCTGAGCGGAGCGGTGGCGGTGTTGCCGCTCTTCGGGGTGATGGCCCAGCGAATGAACATGATGTCGGCCATTTCGGGGGGCACTTCTACGGAGATGTTTGGCACGATGTTCAAGGACGCCGTGGCGGACTCGAGCATTGGCGGTATTGTTATTAACATTGACTCCCCTGGTGGCTCTGTGTTTGGAGTTCAAGAACTTTGGCAGACCATCATGGACGCCAGGGGGCAAAAGCCAATTATAGCCTTTGCAAATAGCATGGCGGCCTCGGCGGCGTACTGGATTGCGACTGCGGCAGATGAAATTGTCGTTACGCCTGGCGGAATGGTAGGGTCAATTGGTGTGTTGACCAGCCATAGTGACATTTCGGCCTACCTGGAAGCAGTTGGTGAGAAGGTGACGCTGATTAGTGCTGGTGAGAAAAAGGTGGACGGCAATCCGTTTGAGCCGTTGTCCGATGAGGCGAGGGCAGATTTACAAAAAAGCGTGGACATTTACTATGCTTCGTTCGTCGGTGCGGTAGCTAAGGGCCGTGGGGTGACGCCAGCGGCGGTGCGGAATGGCTTTGGCGAAGGGGGGATGGTGGGCGGCGCTGAGGCAGTGACCTTGGGGATGGCCAACAGAGTTGGGACGCTGGATGTTGCGGTGGCTAGGGCTGGAAGCAAAGGCAGGCATCGGGCGGAAGTTAAACATGCGGTGACCGATTTTGATACGACCGATTATACCGTTGTAAGCGCGGTTGACGACGTTTCCGTAGGCGGCGAATCGGACGGCGACACCGACCGGCGGAAGCGAAGGGTTGCGCTCCAGCAGTTGACAAGCCGATAATCCCCGGTGTTATGATGGTCAATACATAAGGTCTTTGGTGGCAACCGTCCATTGACGGTAGAAGCCAAGGATGCGCGGTTCAGTCAGTTCCGATGAACTTACAAAGCCGCCAGGCAATCTCGATTTTTAATCGGGACGAGCCCGGCGGCTTTTTGGCGTGCTGGGCAGACTCCATAAGGAGAGTAGATGCCCACCATATTAGATTCCCACCACTACCAAGCTTTAATCCAAGAAAGGGCTGACATTATTGCCGAGGCCAAGGCAGTCCTTGAAGAAGATCGTTCCTTGACCACTGAGGAAAAAGAGCGTGACGATGCCATTCAGGCCCGGCTCGAAGTGCTGAATGATGACGTTGCTCGGGCGGAGCGCCAGAGGGAACGGGAGCGAAGCCAGGCTGCAATCAGGCCTCCAGACCCAGACCCAGTTCCGGTTCCAGCCGGTGCAGGACACCCGATTTACACCCGGCCCAACACTCCCAGCGGGGGGCCGTTCGCCGAATTGGGAGAACAACTCCAAGCCATCCAATTGGCGGCAACCGGCGATATAGTAGCCAAGGAAAAACTGCTTGCTGTCGCAGAGTTCCACCAGCAAGAGTTCCGGTCCGCTGCCCAGGGGGCTGGGATAGCCATCGACTCAGACGGCGGATTCTTGGTTCAAACCGACTTTTCCACCGAGATCATGCAGAAGATGCACGATGTTGGGCAGCTAATTGGGCGGGTCCGGCGTGTCCCCCTTGGTGCCGACGCCAACGGGATTAAACTTCCGATGGTGGACGAAAAATCACGGGCCGATGGGTCTCGTTGGGGCGGCATACGGGGTTACTGGGTAGCGGAAGGCGGTGCCCCCACGGCTAGTCAGCCGACTTTCGCCCAATTGGCATTGGAACTTCACAAGGTCGCGGCGTTAGGTTATGCCACCGAGGAACTGCTTTCCCACGTTACGGCCATGACGGCCATCTTTACCAACGGCTTTGCCGAGGAGTTGTTGTTCAAGGTTGAGGACGCCATTTTTGAGGGCGACGGCGCAGGTAAGCCACAGGGATTTACGAACTCCCCCGCCATTGTGACTGTTGACAAAGAGACCGCCCAAGGTGCGGCCACCGTGCTATACGACAACCTCAAAAAGATGTGGGCACGGCTGGACCCACGGAGTCGGGCGAACGCGGCTTGGTATATCAACATGGATGTTGAACCCGCATTGGATGACCTAGCCAAACTTATCGGGACTGGCGGGGTCGAGCCTTACTTTGTGGCCTACTCGCCCTCTGGTGTTCTGACCATCAAGGGTCGCCCGGTCGTGACTACCGAATACGCTTCCACCTTGGGCACACTGGACGATATTGTTTTGGCTGACCTGAGCCAGTACGCCTTTATTGACCGGGGCGGAGTGCAACAGGCACAATCGCTCCACGTGCGTTTCACCACCGACGAAATGGCCTTCCGGGCCACCTACCGCTGTGATGGTGGAGGTCTGTGGAAAGAGGCGCTGACGCCCTTCAAGGGCACGAATACGACTAGCCCATTTGTAAACCTGGCAGCGAGGGCATAACCATGAGCAATATGCTATCGGAAAACTTTAATATCATTCCCCTGATTGAACCACAGGACCACCAATCCGCAGGCATCGACGGCGACTCTTTCCATTGTGGCAAGGTCAACCATTTCGCCATAATCGTACAGTTTGGCGAACTGACGGCTAACTCCATCATGTCCCTCTATAGCGGTGCGACGGCTGGCACCAAAACTACGCAGGAATCGTTCCGTTACCGGTTGGCCGACTCGGAGTTGAAAACTGCGACTGGTGATCTGTATGGTGCCTGGACCACCATCGCGGCAGGTGCGGGGCTGACCCTCACGGCGGCCAGCTATGAGGATTTCACCGTCATAATCGAAATGGACTCTGACGAAATGACGGTCGATCAACCATGGGTGACATTGGAGATAGACAGCACCGCATCGGAATTGTTCGTTTCGGCGGTAGCAGTCGCCACGCCTCGACACATGGGGCATGATACCTTGACCCTGATTGCCTAGAAAAACAAGGGCACGCCAAGGAGCAAAGGATGCCAACACAACGGTCAGAATACAGAAACGGGGCCATGGTGACGTGGGAAACCCACCGGATGCGGCTAGTCGATGCGGTGGGAGCCAGCGTCATTAAGTGGGATATACGGGATTTGGCCCTTCAAGATCAGGCCGGAACCGGGACTGATCCGGCTGGGGTTGTGGCCACGATGGTGGAAGTTGGGGCTGGCACATCGGAGATAACTGGGTCAAAGACAGCGGGCTATTCCGCCGAGCTTGTGACTGCGGCCAACGATAACGACGGAATTTCAGTGCAAGTTGCCGACGAAAATTTCGAGTTGACAAGCGATCAGATCGTCTACATGGGAATCGAGCTTGAGATTAACGATGTAACCCAATCCGATTTCATCGCTGGCCTTTGCATCACGGATACCGCTCTTCTGGGTGGAATGACGGACGGGGTTTATTTCGAGTCCGTGGACGGTGGAACCGGAATCAGTACGGTGACTGAGAAGGATTCCAGCGAGACCCAATCCGACAGTGAAGGGACATTGGTCGATGACACCCTTGTCTTTTTGGAGTTTTACTTCAACGGGACGGCGGTCTATTTCTTCATCGACGGCGTAGAGGTTGGCCGAGTGACGGCCACTATTCCAGATAATGAGGCTTTGCGGCCTTCATTGGAGTTCCTAACCGGCGAAGCCGTAGCCCAAACCATGAAAATCCGACAGATGCGGGTTATCCAGGTCGGACGGTAGCTAAAGGAGCTTAAAACATGAGTGGAACAGTATCGCGGGCATTACCAGAACCCCGGCTGGTTGATGGCACGGTTGACACAGAGTCACCGCGCCGCAACGGGTATGGGGAAGATTATGTTATGCCATTCAGTCGGCGGATGTCGGTGGAAGAGGGTAGCTACCGATTGCTTTACAGCGCCACGCCAGGGACAGGGGTAGCCGGGCACGCTGCGCCTACCACGATGGATAACACAAAACCGTTTGTCATGCTCCAGGCCGGTGCCGCCAAACAAGTGATGCTCGATTATATCAAGTTGGTTGTCACGGCGGCTGGTACGGCCGGGACGCTGAACTATGCCACGGGGTTACTGGCCACCTCCAGCACCTATACATCCGGTGGCGCAGATTTGACGACCAGCAACCCTAACGGGGGCTTGAATGAGCAGTCAGGGTTGTTGCTTTCCAAAGTTGGGGCCGTCGTAGCCGTTGCTGGGTCAGCCGAGCGTCAGGTACATCATCAGCGGGTGCGTACCGTGATACCTGTGGTTGGCGACGTGATAATTTTCAACTTTGGTGCGGACGCCAACGGGTCTTCCGCCGTGCTTGGAGGTACCACTGAGCTTGAACGTGTCATCGCTTGCCCCCCTGTGATTATTGCGCCACAGCAGTTCTACAAGTTGGTGCTGTGGCGGGCCTCCCAATCAGCGGCAGCTTCTTACGAAGTGGAAATAGGACTCTGGGAACGTTAGAAGGCAATAATCACCCACTGCGAATGGTGGCACTGGCCCGCTGGGTGGCCCTATCCCTTCCCGGTTGGGTTGGAGTGGTGGTGGGTCCAGCGGGCCATTGATGTCTTAGGCGGAGTAGCAAGTATTAGACCTGAGCGACATGCAACGGGACATCCAAGACCTTTACCGGGGTTTGCGCCTGGACGAAGTGGACTCGGATGCCCACGTGAGGATCATCGGCAAGGTTCAAGAGATATTCACCACTCCAGGGCTACTTGATTTGGTTGACGCCTACCAGATTACCCAACGAGAGCAACAATGAACTCCTATGTTAATTTGGCGGAATTCAAAGGCAGTTTGCTCGCTGGGGTGACGGTAACGACTCACGACGCCCGGCTGCGTGAGTTGTTGGAGGCCGTCAGCCGGGTTGTGGATGAATACTTGGGCCGGTTCATGTTCAGCCTAATTGCAACTCGCTACTTCTCTGGCAACGGCAAACAGGTATTGACGCTGCCTTGGGACCTGATCTCCATAACTACCTTGAAAGAGGACACGACCGCCAACGCTTCCTATGACAACACTTGGGCGACAACGGATTACATTCTTGGCCCCTATAACGCAACGCCGACGGGCCGGGCTTATTTGCCGGATACCCAACCCTATTGGCGGCTTGAGGTTGACGAAAGGTCTACTGGGTCTGAGTCGGCTTTTGGGAAGGGACAACGGCGGTTTGAGCTTGTCGGCAAGTTTGGCTATTCCGAAAGCAAGAGGGATAGTACATCGCTTGTTGATGATGCGGACGTTACGGCTGCTGACCTGACGCTCACGGTTGACGATGGAACGGATTTCAATATCGGCGAGACCCTCTTGATTGACAGCGAGCAAATGTATATCACGGCGATAGCCACCAATCTGCTGACGGTAGAGCGTGGGGTGAATGGCACTACCGCCGCTACCCATGCTAACAATGCGGCTATAGATATTATTGAGTATCCGAATCCCATTAGGGAGGCCGTGATGCTGGAGGCGGGGTTG